TTATCTGTTAAGCCACGGTCAATTATCTTTTGAAAAGCATCCTGTAATGGTTGTACTAAATCTTTGTTGCAATAAATTTTATTAGGCAAAACAGTTATTTTGCAATTAATCTTTGTCGGTACGTCCCATAAAATTAAATGCTTAAATTCCATTTTATCGTTTGGAAATCCATACTTTTTAAGACATTTGCTACTTGTTACCATTATTTAGTGCTTTTCAAGATCTGCTATTCTATTATTCGCTTTTGTTAGTAAACTTTTTAAATTGGTTATTTCACGTTTATTAGCATCCAGTTCTATTCTCATTTTTGGAATTTCTCTTCGAGATTCAATTAATTCCTTTTGATATTCATCTGCCAAGTCTTTCCAACGCTCCGCAGATTCTCGCCATTCTTGAGCTATTAACTTAAAATTTTCAATTTCTGTACGGTCATTGCTCTTTTCAGAACCCTCATTTTTAATTTCAACCCCAACTGCTAAAGCTTTATTTTTCCGAATAAAGAACACCCAGCCACCAAATGCAGTGGCTAAAGATGTTCCTAAGGCTAACAATATTGTCTCAACCATCGTTATACATGTACAACTTGTCTTAACAATGCAATGCCTTCATAACCAACTCGTCTTGCTCTTGATCCCGTACGAGCTAAAAAGGAGTAAACATCGCCATACATTGTTGGGTTTTTAAGGTCTTCAAACGCTTCTACGCCACCAAATGCAAACTCAACAGCATCTTTATACCAAAATAAAGCAGCTTCATCGTCTGTTGCAGTTCCTACAGCATCTACAGGTATAATAGTTCCAGCAAGTTGCACTCTCGTTACAGAGGTTCTTGTCATTAATTTAAAGCCTTGCACTTTATAAATAACACCCTCTCTACGTTCAGCTTCAGAAACAGATTGCATATACGTAGCAGTAATTACACTTTCTGCTGGAAACAACTCAGCTTCCATACTTGGTGTTAACATACCGTACATTTTTCCTTCGTGCCATTTTTTCTGATTTTTTAAGAACGTTTTTACACGTTGTAAGTCAGCTAACGTAGCTGCCTTACGATTTCCTGTTGCACTTGGTGCTGTTGCAATCACTCCTGCTCCAGTAGTATTCAAAATACTTGCCGCAGGTAAAGAAGTTGCTCCATAGCTTCCCCAAACTGGAGATTTTAACCAGTTATAAATGGTTTCATCTGCTATTGTTTCAACTAACTTATCTCTATCTTCTCCCAATACAGAGTTACGTTTATCGTAACTTAACTCGTGCGTGTCTGCATTTGGTATTACAACAGGATCTGTTGTGAACTCGTCAAGTAAATAAATAACATCTGTATCTGTTCTTTTGCGAGTTGTTGCTGGTAAAGTAGATCTATTTTTAACCACATTTCCGCTACCACCTGATTGTGGTATGTGAACAGCTTTAGAGTTAATTACGTTATCATCTGCATTCCAACTAAAGCGTAAAAAACCATTGTCTTTAAAAAGCTCTTGCTCTATATGATTTTGCCATATTTCAACTTGAATGGCCATCATGGTAAAATTAATTTTTTGCACAGTACTTAATACTGTTCCTGTAACTAATGCAGTAGCTGTTGCACCAACTATAACTGTTGGTGTAATTGGCATAAAGAATGCCGCTACAAATAAAAGCATTACTACATTAAATAAGTAGTTCTTTAAATTGAATTTCTTGTTTTTCATCTTTCGGTTTTTTAAATAATTTTTAGGTTTCCTTTTATTACTAATAAAGCATCTATTTGTAGCTGCTAATTTTCTTTGTACTCCGTATTAAATTCTGTTTTGAATTTCTCTTTAAATAGTGGTAAATCTTTAGCTTTTAAAGCAACCAGCATATTTTTAGATTCTAATTCACTCCAACTTAGTTTAACAAATTCTTTCGTGTCCTCTCCAAATTTCAATTGCTCTACAACAGATTTGTTTTTTGGTAAGCCCTCAATAAGCTCTTTAGTTGCTTCAGGAGCTTCCTTCATTAATTTCTCATATTTCGGTATATCTCCAGCTACAAATTTTCCTTCGTCTGACGCTAGTTTTACATACGCTTTTTGAGTGGCGGCCAAAGTAATTTCCTCTTGGTCGTCATATTTTTTTTGCAAAGCTTCTAATGCGTCCTCCCTTTTTTTAATAGTTTTTTGTTGGTCTGATGCCAATGCCACCACAGTTGCTATTGCAGCCGTTGCATCTGCTACCGTTGCAGTATCAGCGTCCAATCCTAAAATTGGCGCAACCGCTTTTAATTCAATAGTTTTCATGTTTATTTCAGGTTTTAAATTTTCGTTTATTTCTGCAAGTGAAAGTTGTATTAGCTCATCATTTTCATTATACAATGCTACAGCAAGGGCTTCTTCATTACTGCCAATATCTGCTAAACTAATTTCAATAAGTTTCGATTTTTCAAGCCATACTTCTCCATTAGAATCTTTAGCAAATTTTAGTGGTAACAAGCCTGCACTTACCATTCTCATAGTGCCGTTTTCTACTTTATTAAATAGTTTAATTGCAAACGGATCCGTATCATCAAACAGTGGAGTTCCTAATAGGGCAGAATTCTCAAATTCTAAATCAACAAAATTTCCTATTACACCCACTTCATCTGTTTTTAATCCTTTTGGTCGTTGGTGCATAAATAGCATAATTGGGTTGGTTTTATAACCACTAATGTCTATACCAGCGGTACGAACTCTAAAACCTTTATCATTTTTAGCTTCGCTTGAAATGGTAAATCGCTTACTACTTTTTTTCATTACATGTTTAATTATGCCACAAATAAAAAGCAGACAACTAAATAATCAAAAAAAAAGAATCGAGAAGGTACAGTGTAGTGTACCAATCATGGACACTACACTGTACCTTCTCAATAATTAAATTTTAAAAAGTACACCTTATAATAGACTTTTGTCTGTATGGTAACAAAGCGAAAATCAAAAACAGAATTAAAACAGTTAAAAAGTTGGGCGCAAACATTAATTACACGAGAGAAATTAACCCAAAAAGAAGCTGCTGAACGTGTAGGTGTTACACCTGCTACAATGAATAGTTGGTATCGTGAAGGGAAGTGGGAAAATTTAAAAAAGAACATTTTACTAACAAGAGAGGAGCAAATGTTGTTAATGCAAGATGAGTTGGTGCGTTTAAATACCCACATAACCAATAAAGAGGAAGGTTACCAGTGGGCAGACAGTAAAGAAGCTAACATACGTAGGTATTTAGTTAAAGATATTAAAGATTTAGAAACAAAGGCAGCATTGCCTGAAATAATACATGCTTGTACTAGACTGCTTGAATTTGTTAGAAAAGTAGATTTAACAAAAGCGCAAGAATTGAGTAGATATGTAGATGGTTTTATTAAAAGTAAATTGTAATGAGCAGGGTTGAGGATAATAAAGCTATTGTTTTTTGGGATAAATATGTAAAAGATTTAGAACGCTCTACTGTAGTTGACCTCTTTGAAAGTCAAGAAGCAAAATTAAAACGCATTAAACGCTTAGAGTCTAATCACGAAAAATGGTTTAAATACTACTTTCCAAACTATTACTCAAGCGAACCTGCAGCTTTTCATGTTAGAAGCACTAACCGAGTTATGAATAACCCTGAATGGTACGAAGTAAGACCTTGGAGTAGAGAACTCGCTAAGTCAGCTCGTACTATGATGGAAGTCATAAAATTGGTATTAACCAAAAAAAAGCGATCCGTACTATTAATTTCTGCCAGTGCGGATAGTGCTATAAAATTACTGAAGCCATACAAAATTAATTTTGAGAGTAACCAACGTATTATAAATGATTATGAGATACAAGTTACCTATGGCGATTGGGAAGAAAAAGCATTTATAACTAAAGGCGGATGCTCTTTTGTTGCAATTGGAGCAGGGCAATCCCCTAGAGGATCTCGTAATGAGGAAGTAAGACCTGATGTTGTTTTAATGGATGATTTTGATACGGATGTAGATTGCCGTAATCCTGATATTGTTGACCAAAAATGGGAATGGTTTGAACAAGCTGTTTATGCAACTCGTTCCATTTCTAAACCTATGCTAATCCTATTTTGCGGTAATATAATTGCAGAGCACTGTTGTATTAAAAACGCTATGAAAATGGCCGATAAATACGAGGTTGTAAATATTAGAGATAAAAACGGAAAAAGTACTTGGCCTGAAAAAAATACGGAAGATTTAATTGATAGAGCCTTGTCTAAAATTAGCTGGTCTTCACAACAAAAAGAATATTTTAATACACCAATTGTAACTGGTAAAGTATTTAAAAAACTGATGTATGGTAAAATAAAACCAATTAACCAGTATAAGTTCTTAGTTGCTTATACCGATCCTTCGTATAAGAAAAAAGGCGATTACAAAGCTACTTGCTTATTAGGGCGATGGAAAGACGAATACCACGTTTTACGAATGTACTGCAACCAAGTAACTACATCTGAAATGCTTGATTGGAATTATGAAATTGAGAAAGAATTTGGTAAGAAATTACCAGTGTACTATATAATTGAGTGGCCCTGGATAGATGATCCTATTAAATTAGAAATTATAGCAGCAAACAAACGCCACGGAATAGCTATACACCCAAAAGCTGATGAACGTAAAAAGCCTGATAAATTTCATAGAATAGAAAGTAGTTTAGAGCCATTAAACCGTATGGGTAAACTTATTTTCAATGAAAAGCTAAAAGATTCTGATCACATGGTAAATACGGAAGGACAATTTTTAGCATTAAGCCCAAAAAGTAGAGCCAATGATGATGCGCCTGATGCTGTTGAAGGTGCTAAATGGATTGTAGATAGTAAAACAAGTGCTGATGCTGGTAAAATTGAAACTCGCAAAGCAAATAGAAACCAATCAAATAAATACTATTAATTATGTTATTAGAAGCCGATTTAAAAACACATTTATATACGGAACAAATTACAGTTATTAGCCGTGGCGATGCTGAACTAATGGCTGAAGCTATTGCAGCTGCTGAAGGAGAAGTTAAAGGCTACCTAAGCAGATACGATATTGATGCTATTTTTAATAAAACAGGGAGTAATAGAGATAAAACTTTATTAATGTGGTTAAAAGATATGGCTACTTGGCATTTTATAACCCTTGCAAATGCTGCTGCTGATATGGATTTTAGAGAAAGCCGTTACAAACAAGCTATTGCAGGGCTTAGCAAAATACAAAGTGGTAAAATAGTGCCTTTTAGTTGGCCATTAAACACTGACGAAAAAAAAGACACTTTATTTCACGTTTCAAGCAACATTAAACGAGAAACAAACTATTAAAAACCTTTTAAAAGCTTATCCAATGAAAAGAGTTACGGAAGATATTAAAAATGTAAAACAGCCAGCTAGCGCACCAAAACCTATTATAATTCAAAAAATAGAAGTGCGTCCAGTAAATAGAACCTCTCAAGATATTCCTAAATGGAGGCGAGCTATACAAAATGCGGAAGCTCGTACACCTCGTAGAAGTTTATTGTATGATTTATATGCTGATGTTGTACAAGATGGTCACGTAATAGCCGTAATGGGAAAAAGAATAGATGCAGTTACAACGGCAAATTGGCAGTTTGTAAATAATGACGGTGAAGCTGTTGATGAAGTTAACCAGTTAATTGATTCTATTGGGTTTGAAACTATTTTAAAAGAGATTGTAAATTCTAAATTCTGGGGATATTCTATTTTAGAGCCACAGTTTTTTAGAGGGCATACTAAAAAATGGGAAGTAACCGCAAACTTATTGCCTCGTTTAAATTACAGACCTGAAACTGGCATAGTAGCTTTTGATTATACAACAGATGATGGTGTAAATATTAGAGAAGGTATTTACGCTAAAACAGTAATGGAAATTGGCGATATTAAAGACTTAGGTTTATTAGTTTCAGCAGCGCAATATGCTATTTTAAAACGTGGTGGAATTGGCGATTACGCAATGTTTGTACAAGTGTTTGGAAGACCTATTATTGATGCTACTTGGGATGGGTTTGACGAAGCTCAAAGAATAAAATTACAAGCTGCTTTAGATATTGGAGCTGGAGGTGTAATTATTAGACCCGATGGAACTGAAATTAATATTTTAGAAGCTAAAAGCACAAATTCAACAATTCACGGAGATTTTTTAAAAATGTTAAATAAAGAGATAGGTAAAACTCTTTTAGGAACAACAGAAACAGTTGAGAGTAGTGACTCTAGTGGCTACTCACAGTCTAAAACGCATAGCGAGCAAGATAATAACAAGTACGAAAGCGATATTAGTTTTTCCCGTAAAATATTAAATAGCCGTTTTATTAAAATATTAGAAGCGCACGGCTTTAATACGCAAGGTGGAAGATTTATTATTCAAGGAGAAGAAACCAAACTAACTACTAAAGAAAGTTTTGAAATGCACAAAACAATGGCTAAGGAGTTGAACCTTCCTATTGATGATGATTTTTGGTATGAAACTTATGGAGTGCCAAAACCTGAGGATTACGAAACTTTAAAAAATATCACGCTTGAAGGTAATAAAATAGCGGAAACTGTTGAGAAGATACCAGGGCAAAAACAGTCCGTAAAAAAAAGTACTAAAAAAGAAATTGAGCCTACCAATAAAAAAGAGGTGGACACTGAGCGGAGTCGAAATGTAAAGCTATTTGGCAAATATTGGAAAAAATTTATAACACTTTTTCAAACCGCCCCAACGGAAACGATTGGGGCGACTTGTGGCAATCACCACATAATTAAACTTGCCTTAGAAAACAGCTTTAATAATGACCTTTTTATTAAACGAATGTACAAGGCAAAAGGCAAAGCGTCTTTTGATTTTGAGCTATTTAATTACACTTTAAACGCCATTTTAAGAGGATTTAAAAAAGGGTGGGACACAAATTTTGTTGCATTAAACTATGCGCCAAGTTTTGAATATGGAATAGATGACCCTGTATTGCTAACAGCATTTGAACAAAATATTTTTAGATTTTCTGGAACTAAAACATTAGCTGAAGTACAGCTGTTAAATGAGTTATTTAGAAAAGCAAAAAGTTACGATGAATTTTACAGATTAGCAAAAGAAAAAATTGAAATATTTAATAAAGATTGGCTACTTACTGAATACAACACGGCAATATTAACAGGAGAGTCCGCAGCAACCTATCATCGTTTAAAGGCCCAGGTTAATATTTTTCCTTATTGGAAATACACCACTGCTGGTGATGGCAACGTTAGGCATTCACATAAACTGCTTGAGGGTATTATATTACCCGCTAATGACCCTCGTTGGAAAAAACTATTTCCGCCAAACGGATGGAACTGCCGTTGCTATATTGTACCTAGAATGCGACACGAGTTTAATACTTCACAATTAGCTACCGATAGAGCCAAGGCAGATGCTTATTTAAAAAGTCCAGAATTTGCCAAAGAAAATGCACAAGGTTGGGGTGTAAATCGTGGAGAAATAGGCGAAGTATTTACAGCCAATCAACAATACATACGTAAGTTTCCTAATAAGGCATCTGCTTTATTAAACAACTTAGGCGCAACAGATTTTAATTTAAAGCAATACAGCCAAGCTAAAAAGGTAGCAACAGCAAATTCACCAGTTTTTGAGGATACTTCTGATACCTTTTTTAAAGCACTTGAAGAGTTTAACCAAAAACCAATTGTGAGAGACTACAACAAAAGACCTTTGATTATTGAAAAGAAAAACTTTATAAAGCACACTGTTGAGAAAAAACAAGAACGTGCCAGTTTGTTAACAGCAATGCAAGAAACATTAAGTACTCCTGATGAAGTTTGGTTAAATGGAAAAAATTTAAAAGATATTGTTTATATCAAATATTACCAAGACAAAACTATCATTACTCTTGGAGATATTAGAATGGGTAAGATAGAATTAAGTACGTGGTTTGAACTTAGAGAAAGAAAAAAAGTAATTACAAAATTTAGAAGAGGCTTACTTGTTTATGCAAAAAACAAACCCTAATCTAATAGATCAGAGTTTGAATGCGGGCTAATCAAAAAGAATAACGCTCTTTAAAGACGTTCCAGTCCCCATCACTCCGCTAGGGTTGACCAAAACTCACTAACTCTAATTAACTTAAAACAAAGATAGTAAAAAAATAGTAATGGATAGAAACGAGCAAAATATTAATAACTGGTTTGAAAATTTTGAATATAGGTTTGATGTAACTGTACCAAATATTGTTGCTGAAACTGCTGTGGAATTTTTTCAAGATAGATTTAAAACTCAGGAATGGGATAAAACTCCTTGGAAAGCATTAAATCCAAAATATGCAGCAAAAAAAACAAGAGGTAAAAACAAAGTGTTAACAGCTTCAGGTATTTTAATGCGCTCTATTAGACCTTCAATAGTTAAACCAGCTATAGTTACCATAACTGCTGGTAATACTAAAGTGCCGTATGCTAAAATTCATAATGTAGGTGGTCAAATAAAAGGAGCTTTTAAAGTAAGATCATTTACTAATAGCAATTTTATGGGAACTGGCAGAAGCTTAAAAATAAAATCGCACACAAGAAATGTAAATTATACAATGCCTAAAAGACAATATATGGGCCATAGTAAATTTTTAAATACATTATTAATAAACCGATTAACAAAAAGTTTTAATACCGCTTAATTATGAAAAATATATTTAATGTTAGACAAAGGACAAATGAATTTTGAACGCCCAGCTATTGTATTTCCCGCTGCGCTAATAACTATACAAATACCGCAAGCTGAGAACTTAAACAATACTAAACAATTGGTTAATGCTATTGTAACTATAAAGTTGTGTTTTGATTTTACAGGGAACACTAGCAATATAACTCCTGAATTAGAGCGTTTAAAAAGTTTGGAGTATTTAGATAAAGTAGATAAAGTATATTCAAAATTTCAAGGCTGGAGAACCAATGAGTTTAATCCTTTTTATAGGATTACTAATTTTTCGGAACAGAGACCTGATGCTTATAAAGTAAATAGCACTAGCTTTAAAACTGCATACCACGAAGCTATAACAATTTAGAAACCCAGTTGTAAAATGGGTATTTTTTACGAAGCTCAGCGGTGGAAGTTTCATTAATTGTTAGTTTATTAATTAAATTTACACGCAATAGCAACTCTTTTATAATAGTGTTTGGTTGTAAATAAAACTCTTGACTAAGGTAGAATAAGCAATCTTTATATAAATATCTATTAATAGTAGCATGAAAATAGTACCTGTACGCCATAGCATCTCTACGAGCCTCTATACCTGTATTGCGGCCTATTTTATCAATTTCTATTACAAGATTTGAGACTATGGGATTAAATAATATTTTTTTTCCTCTTTGCATTAAAAACAAAAGTACTACCTATTTTAAAATTTATCAAGGAGAAATTTTAAACATAAAAAAACCGTTCAAAAAACGGTTTTAATTTAATTTGATTCTCATTTACAAATAGCGAAGAATTACCAATCTTCTTTTGCTATTTTTACTAAAGTAACTATTTCTTCAATTAATGCGTTAACGAAATTTTCTAAAGAGTCTATTGAAAATTGACTTCTAACGGTTTTATCAACGTTAAATATTGTTGGGTACAATGACATGTCATTTCGTTCCAGATAAACGACTAGATTGCTAGTTCCTGGATATGATAAACTTAAAATATTTGGTTTGTTAACTTTGGCTGGAGCATTTCGT